CGCCTAAGTACAGATTTTTACATCTGTGTCTCGCTAAACTGTCATTAGCCATCATGATAAGATCATCATGTGGGGAGGGCACTGCCCTCCGTTATTTCGATGAGATGGTTAAAGATGCGGAGTCGAGAAGCCTCGACATCACAACTAAACCGAACCTTTTATGGACCCAAGCGGACAAACAGACTCTCCGAGAACTACAACATGTAATTTTTGGAGCTAAGTTCACCCGCGCTTATCTGGAGGTTCTCTACGATGCTTATGGCAAAGTAAAGAACTTTACAGTGGATCAGGTTCGTTGCATCTATGAAGAAGCCATGTCTTGGCCGTACGATGAACGTTATGCTTGCGCAAAGTTCTGTACAGCCTGGCCAATGGCTAGATGCTTGAGGAATGAGACACCACCAAATCCTTGTGGTGTACATCCTTGTTTTAAAGGAGCAATAAAGAGATTTCTTAAGAACAGATTAATCTCAAAGGGTAATAAAACCTCCCGTAGGTTCTTCTGGGGGGTCCTTCAAGGTGTAAAACGCGCTTGTGCAGAGGCCAGTGAGGATTTCATTGGTGTCGCACTTAGAAAGCACAGAGATACAGTCTCAGGACAAGACCTTGGGGAGATTACGGAGACACATAGAGAGTTGTACGGGCGCTTAACGCTCGGATTTGTACACTCGCAGCCGAGGATGGAGGAACCCTCCCCCGGTGCTTGCGTTTATATTGATAAAGAAACGCAAAATCTAGTGTCTGTAGGCCGTAATGATGGAGGAAATAGGGGGAACATCCGTCGGATTGCAGCTCTTCAAATGGGAGTTACCTGTGATATTCCAGGTCTCTATCGAGAGTTAGCGGCGATGGTTGAGGTTCGGCCAGGCGATGTGAGAGAGATCTATGATCAATTTCCACATATGACCTTGGCGGACTGGGAGAGCGAAGCTCTAGATGAGCGCCCAATTGTAATGGCGCATCCCATTCCTGAACCTCTCAAGGTGAGAGTCATCACTAAGGGTCAAAGTGTTACACAGACCTATTCAAGGTCTCTACAACGAGATCTGTTTGACCACCTTAGAAAATTCCCTCAATTCGCCCTTATTGGCGAACCCATCGATGAAGAGCACTTATGGTGGATGTTAGGAAAGACACGAGAAGGAGGTTTCCCTTTTAAGGACTTCGTCTCCGGAGACTACAGCTCGGCAACTGATGGCATTAGCTTTAAACACACAAGTGAGGTGTTAGAAGCATTTTTACATATGCCATGCCAGGGCCGTCTCTTCGGATTGGGTGAAGTTAGGAAACATATTTTTCGTCAAGCAATTGCGCTAAGTGAAGTCCATTATCCGGAGTCCAAGGTGTACGGATCTATCGATCCTGTACAACAATCAACAGGACAGTTGATGGGGAGTGTATTATCATTCCCTATCCTGTGTATGATCAACTTGGTCGGATATTGGATGGCTATTAACCGCTGGCTGGATGCACACCAGCTCCCTCTAATCTATGATCCCAAGGATCTCCCCGTCTTAATCAACGGAGATGATATCTTGTTTATGTCCGATCCAGAACTTTACAGTTACTGGAAAGAGGAGATAATGAACCTGAACCTGAAGTTGAGTATCGGTAAGAACTACTACCATCGTAGTGTTCTTACGGTCAACTCGGAGATGTACACGTATACCTTCCTAGAAGGTTTCGTACGCGTCCCGTATCTCAATGTCGGGTTGTTGACAGGTCAATCAAAGATTTCGGGTAGAGAGAAGGCAGCCACAGCACCAGTGGAGGATTATTATAACCTCACAATCGGTGGGGCAATTAATAAAGCCAGAGCGCATAGACGATTTATACACTACCACAAGGCGGAAATCATCCGCCAGACAGACAGTGGTAGGTACTCCTTGTTTGCACCTCGTGTTTTGGGTGGTTTGGGATTTAAGAAAGTCCCTGGCGTCGAAGAACCGTACTTCACGATATTCCAGCGAAGACTCGCAAGCCAGCTCCTCAAAAGAGGAACCCAGCCTTACACCGGTGATGATAGCCCCTACAAGATCGTAGGAACGGGCAGATCGCCGGCCATAATGAAAATACGCGACGCGTCAAGAATGTTTTTTGCCAAGGAGACAGAATTCAGAGATGAAGATAGACCTTTCAAACAACCATTCGGTTCCACTTGTGTTTCCGATGGTACTGAGAAGAAAGAGACCTATGATTATGAAAATCAAGAGATGGTCCAACTCAGACGGTTTAAAGGCTTCTTTCCTCCTCCAATTGAAGAGGAGAAAGTTCTCGAATTCGACCTGGTCCCAGAAGGAATTTGGAGAGCCCGGGTGCAACCTATCGGTCACACCCGCCCTCCCCGGAAACAACCGGAGATTCCATCCTGGGCCAGGCCCTCCTGGTTATAGACTTGACGATTGGGGCCCCCGACTAAACCTGCTTAAACGATGTATTTCGTACCGTCTTAGGGCGGTCTAGAGACTGCAAGGCAGGGCTGCATATCATTCAGGACTTTCTTATTGGAGAATATATGAGAATTTATTTTTTTTGTATTTTTTTCTTTAATTTTTTTGAAGGTTATAATGGATGTGGTGTCGGTGAGGTGTACAGTCCCCTATGTTCAGGGAATCCCATACAGAACGTAAGATCAACAAAGATTGATCTAAAAGAACCAAAATGCCAAACCAACGAAAGCGAATCCAATCCCGCCCAAGAAAGGCTGGAGGAAGACGTAACAATGTTAAGCGCCCCCGTATCAGGGGAGCGAAGAGAGGGGTGCCTTCCCAAATGGGTGCAGCTGCAGCGATTACGTCGCTCACAACTACACTCGCAAAGGAGAAAGCTCTCAATCGCCAAGCGCAGGGCTTCTTGCTCACAAGAGCAGCCCCCTGGCTCCCCTTCCTCAACGGAGGGGTCCAGAAGAACATTGTTGCAGACTCCTCGCCATCTTTTGCGCATCGTCACTTTTCACGTCACGATATCTCTTACACAAATCGTATTGGAGATACAGATGATGTTTTCTTCGCAGTGAACCCTTACTCGACCGCAGTCAGCAACGTCTCGGCTACATTTATGGCAGATAATGCCACTTATGGAACCCCGTACGATACTGTTGATACAGGTAGAGGTGCCTCGTCTTACGATGGCTCTGGGTTCTGTTCGACTGCTCCCTTCAAATATGAAGACGTCCAACAAGGACTTGTCACTGTTAAACTTGTCTCTGTTGGTATTAGATTCATAGATTTGACCCCGAGCCTTTACAGGTCAGGAGGTATCTATGGCTATACCAACGGAAACAATCAGCCGACAAATGTCCGTACTAAGAACAATATCCTAGGTGACAAGAACACTCTTTTTGAGAGGCTTGACGGAAAGGATAAGTGTTGGATCTATAATTCAAAGAACACTGACCTGGATGACACATTCATCGACAGCGATAACGTTGCCGGTGCGATGACCCAGACAGAGCATGTTGGTGGACTCCTGTTTACAGGTGTTCCTAGCCAATTTGCTGGTCAGATTGAATTATGGACAGTCGTAGAATACTGCATCAGAGATGGCCCGCTATCCGGGACACAAACATCATCCCCTTTGCACAATGAGCAAGGGAAGAAAGTGATCGCAGTGATCGATGCCGCGCGACAGAGATCGCTCGACCCTGAAAAGATACTAAACCATGCTAAGGCAGGTGCAGTACACCTACTGGTTGACTCAAGCACCGCAGCTCAGAAAGTGGAAACACAATCTCACGAGCATGCCGCTAAGGCCGCAGACAAATTCTCCTTACTAGAGAAAGTCGCAGCCGGTGCTGCTGGAGTCGGGAATATACTATCCCAAATATCAGAGGTATCAGGGCCGATCATGTCGGCGGTAGAAGGAATCGGAGCTTTCCTTGGTTAGAAATAGGCAAAATAGACCCGTAGAATAGATACATATGCTCCACATAAATATAGTTGTGAATACATAGCAGTCGGCTGTTCTAAAGCCGTAGACTTGGTAAATCTCCCAAAAAAAAATCAAAAATGATAGATACAAAATTTAAAAAAA